GCCGGAACCGGACCCGATGCACTGGTGGCGTGGACAGTCATGGATTGGTTCGGTCCTGTCCGAAATCACCACAGACCGCCAGGCCACAGAGTTCAAATCCAAGTTCTTCGCCAACGCTGCAACCCCACAACTCATCGTAACCCTCGACCCACACACCACCCAGCAGCAGGCGACCGATATGACTGGGGTTATCAACCAACGCCACGAAGGTTCCGCCAACGCCTACAAAACCCTCATACTGGGTGGAGGCGCCGATGTCACTGTCGCCGGATCCAACCTGCAACAACTGGACCTCAAAAACACTCAGGGTGTCGACGAAACCCGCATCGCCCTCCGCTCGAGAGTCCCAGCAACCGTTCTTGGCATTTCGGAAGGTTTGGCCGGTTCTGCTCTCAACGCCGGCAACTACTCCCAAACCCGTCGAATGTGGTCTGACGCCTGGTTCACACCTACCGCCCAGAACTTGTGTGCTTCGATGGAACGGATCTTGGCTTTGCCAGTCGGGACGCCAGCGGAACTTTCCTTCGATCAATCGCAAATCATGTTTCTTCAGGAAGACCGCAAAGACGAAGCCGACATCCGAGCCACTCAAGCCTCTTCTATGCGGCAGCTCGTCGAAGCCGGCTTCGAACCTTCGACAGTCACCAAGTTCATCACCACAGGCGACTCCACAGTCCTGCAACACACAGGCGTCTTCTCTGTGCAGCTCCAAGCGCCGACAGATGGCGAAACCAATGCCGTATGAAGTGACGGATGATGCTGAAGGTTGCGATGGCTACGCCGTCGTCAAATCGGAGACCGGTGAAGTCTTGGGTTGCCACATCACCGAATCCGAGGCAGAGGATCAACTGACGGCCCTCAATATCGCCGAATATGGTGAGAACTCTTATCACACCAAGAAACCTCGACGTCCGAAACCCGGTTACGGCAAACGCGCTCCCGCACCGAAAAAAGATCAGATCGTCGGGTCGGATGAAAACAAACCCGGCTCAGCAGCAGGCAAAAAAGGCGACATCGAAATCTCTGCAACCACAGAGAAAGCATTACAAAACAAGGTTGACGACCACAACGACAAAATGACCAAAGCAGACAAACCGGCTTGGACCAAAGTTACTTTGGGAGCCTTGAAATCTGTTTATCGTCGAGGGTCCGGCGCCTACTCCGTTTCGCATCGACCAGGCACAACCAGAAACCAATGGGCCATGGCTCGAGTCAACGCCTTTCTGTATCTGTCGCGAGTCGGACGACCTGAGAACCCGAAATACAAAACCGACTTCGACCTCCTCAAAACAGACCATCCAAAATATTCTGAAGCCAAACGATCAGACGAGCCAAGAGCTGCTGACTCGTACCCTCCGACCGATGGCATGGTTGAAGAGGCCCAGCGTGGTTTGGACTGGCGAAGCGAGTTTGGCCGAGGCGGAACGTCCATCGGTATCGCGCGCGCCAGAGACATCGTCAACCGTAAAGACCTTCCCATCAACACTTGGCGAAGAGTCAAAGCGTTCTTCGACCGTCACGAAGTCGACAAAATGGCAGAAGGCTTTAGCCCAGGAGAAGACGGATTCCCCAGCAACGGCCGAATCGCCTGGGCGCTTTGGGGTGGAGACGCCGGCTACAGCAGAGCGAAGGCCATCATGGAAGACTTCAACAACGACGAAAGGTCCGTTATGGATGAAATCCGAGACATCGAAACCATTTACCCCATAACGCCCCTACAAAACCAAATCTACGAAGACCTCGAGGATGTTGTTGACGTCTTCGGAAAGTTTGACCAGGGAGTCGGAGCGCAAGGCGCCCACTACATCTACGCAGACGAAAACATCTTCGCTTCCGAAGGAATGGTCTGTAGTAACTGTATCTTTTACGCCGGAGGCCGAGCCTGTGAAATTGTCTCAGGCGAAATCGACCCCAATGGACTTTGTAAATACTGGATCATCCCCGAAAGTCTGATGGATCACGACGCTCAAAATATCGACGAGGAAGAACCCATGATCGAAATGGAATCGGCACGCTCAACGGAAACACGCTCGGATCTTTACCGTGACGTTCCTTTCGAAGTTAGGTCCGCACACGACACGGAAGACGGCTTGACCCTCACCGGATACGCCGCTGTCTTCAACCGTTCCACCATGATCGACAACTACGAAGGCCGCTTCGAAGAACGAATCCGCCCAGGCGCCTTCAAACGCTCAATCAACGCCAAAATGCCTGTCCTCCAATTCGAACACGGCCGCCATCCGCTCCTCGGATCCATGCCACTCGGACAGATCACCAAACTCCGTGAAGACGAGCATGGTTTGTATGTCGAAGCACGCCTCGCCGACAACTGGCTGATCCAACCAGTACGCGACGCCATCGCCTCCGGCGCCATCGACGGAATGTCTTTCCGCTTTCAAGTTGTTCGCGACAGTGTCGACGAGTCTGGCGATATGCCAGTCCGAACCCTTGAGGAAGTCAAGCTCTTGGAGCTGGGACCGGTAGTCTTTCCCGCCTACGCTGAAACGAGTGTTGGCGTTCGCTCTGCTGATCTGTCACCATTGTTCTCACTGCCTCAAGATGATCGCCACGCGATCGCTAGGGCACTTGTTCTCGGCACCCAACCAGAACCCGCCATTGATGGCACTTCTGAGCGGCCCGCCGAATCGACACCGGACTCGCCACGGCACTCCGGCCTCACCCACATCCAACGCAGCCATCAGCTGCGCGAAATCGAAGGAGTCCTCTAATGGACGAAAAGAACCTCCGCGAAGGCGTTGACTATGTCAAAGCCGCCCTTCGCGAAATGCACTCGGACGCTGAAGAGCGTTCATTTGACCCAGACGAACAGGCTTCATGGGAAGCAGGCGTCGAGTTTGTACGCGCAACAGAGGCCGAACTTGTCGCCCTCGAAGAGCGCAAGGCTCGCATCGCCGACTTCGCACCAGCCGCCAAAGAAACAGGAGACGGAGCAATGACCTCCATCAACGTCAACACTCACACTTCACGCGAGGCATTCGATCACGGAACCCTCGCCGCCGATGGTGGCTCGGAACTCCGAGGCCGCGCGCTTGACGTCATCGAAAAGCACCTCCCGTCCTACGTCGACGACACAGCCCGTGAGAATGCAACCAAGCTCATCGAACGCCGCTCAAAGTTGGACGCCGATGTTGTGGCCCGCCACATCGTCCGCACATCCTCCCCAGAGTACCTTCAGGCGTTTGAGGATTACATTGAAAACCCCCAGGCCGGTATGCCTCGCATTCTGAGCAAGGGTGAAGCACGCGCAGCGATGTCGCTTACAGCGGCAAACGGTGGCGTACTTGTTCCTCAGTTCCTCGATCCGACCATCGTTCTCACGAACGCCGGTTCGGCAAATGCTGTCCGCCAGTTGGCCAACGTTGTGTCCATCACAACCGACCAGTGGGATGGCGTCACTTCAGCAGGCGTCACCGCTGACTGGCTTGCAGAAGGCACCGAAGCCGCTGACGCGACTCCGACCTTCCAAGGCCCGACCATTTCGGTCCACAAGGCAGCAGCGTTCCTCTTCGGCTCATACGAGTTCCTCGCCGACTCTGGTTTCAACCAGGTCGCAGAACTCATCGCCGACGCCAAGGATCGTCTCGAAGAGATTTGCTACATCAGTGGCACCGGTTCGGGTCAGCCTTTCGGCCTCGTCACCCGTCTTTCCGGTAGTGGCCCAGTTGTCAACGGCACGTCGGGTGCAGCAGGAGCAGCGAACCTTGTGGCCGCTGACGCCTACGCCCTCGACAACGCACTTGGCGCACGTTTCCGTCGCGACGCTTCATTCCTTGCAGCGAAGGCGACCTACAACGAGCTTCGTAGCGTGACCGACTCCCGCACCAACTTCTGGTCTGACTTCGGAGGCGGCCTTCCGGCTCAGCTCATCGGATACAACACCTACCAGAACGAGGCAATGGACACGACCATTGTTTCCGGCTCCAACGATTTCGTCCTCGTCTTGGGCGACTTCGGGACCGGCTACAAGATCGTCGATCGCATCGGCGTCGAGATCATGTACGAACCGATGGTCATGGGTGCCAACCAGCGCCCAACAGGTCAAGCCGGATTCTTCGCCTTCTGGCGTACCGGTGCAGACGTCATCACCTCCAACGCCTTCAAGGTGCTGAAGGTCTGATCGTCTGACAAGAAGTGAACCGGACCTCCCAGCGTCGGGGCTGGGGGGTCCGGTCCACGCCTCCCCGATATTTCCCCGACAACCCCGACACCCCCGACAAGGAGCCACAGTGGCAAAACAAGACAAAGTCGCCATCGGAATCATCTATGGCAGCTTCGAACCCGACTTCGTATTCTCCCTTCTCGCATTAAAGTCTTGGGATCACAAAAACTCCGGCTGTCTAGATCACGCCGGATGGATCATCGCCCAAGCCGGAACCAACCTCCCCCAACAGAGAAACTCTGTCGTCCGAACCTTCCTCGAGGGTGACGCCGAGTGGCTGCTGTTTATCGACACCGACCAGCGTTTCCGCTTCGACCTCGTCGACGTCATGCTGGAATCCGCCGACCCAATCGAACGCCCCATCCTTTCGGCGCTCATCATGGCGGAAAAGTGGAATCCACATCACCGAATCGTTCCGGCCTGCATTGGCTTCGAAACATTAGATCCGCCCACACCACGCGAATATCAGACAATCCCACCTGAGCAGCATTGGCAGGTCGGCGCTGTCGGCTCCGGATGTGTCCTCCTCCACCGAACAGTCCTCCAAAAGATTTGGGACGCCAACCGGAAAGACGCTCAGCCCTGGTTCAAATATGTTCAATGGGACTACACCGACCCAGAAACCGGCGAAGAAACCCACGACATCATGGGCGAAGACTATGTGTTCAGTCTGCGCGCGCAGGCGGTCGGCTTTCCCTGCATTGTCGACACCACCATCGAAGTCGGCCACATCAAAAAGCGGACACTGACCACCCGAGACTTCTGGCCGCAAGTACTGCCCGAACTGGTCCCCACCAAAAACTTTGTTCTAGTGCCAGTCAAAGACAATCTGAAAATGACGAAGGCACTTCTACGCCAACTCCACGACCAGGGCGAACACGACGGCATCCTCGTCCTCGACAACGGCTCCAACCCTGAGACTGTGAAATGGCTGGGATCTCAAACCTTCGCCAAGGTGATGGATTGTGAAGGAATGGGTATCCACGAAATGTGGAATCTCGGAGCGACATGGGCGATGAACCGACACCACAAAGCCAACATCGCTTTCCTCAACAACGACATCATCATCGGCGAAAAGTTTATTTCAACGATGGCGGCAGGGTTACGTTCCGACCATCAAATGGTGGCGATCTGTCCCAACTACGACGGCCGAGAAACAGTGGAAACCGTGGTCCAACTCCACGGCATCTGTGCCGACCGTTATGACGGAACCGGCGGCCTCGCCGGCTTCGCTTTCATGGTGAAGTCGGAATGGTTCCAAGAAGGCTGGCGTTTCCCCGAAGACTGCAAATGGTGGTTCGGCGACAACGACCTCGTCCTCTCCATTGACATGGCCGGCGCCTGGTATGGCATGGCAACTCAAACGACAGTGGAACACATCGACGGAGGCTCGAAGACTGGCAACTGGGAAGACCCAGTGATGCAGCAGCAGCTCGCCAAAGACAAGGCCGCTTTCATGCGCCGTTGGGCGAGACATGGGGTGCAGGTTCAATGATCCCGAAACTGGCGCTCATGGTCATCACTGACGGCCGCTGGGATTATCTGCAACGCACCCTCGAGTC